GAAATGCATGTAAAAAGCATTCCATATCAATAGGTGCAGACTTTCATTGGCAGGTGGACGATAACATAAAAGACTTTCGTGTCCGTGAGGGCGGCAAGAATGTGGTAAAGAATACTCGTAATGTCTTTGCAGCTGCAGAACATTATATGTCACACTTTGATAATATCGGTATAGGCTCATTGTCTCATTCTATATTTGCCTTTGCAAGAAACACCCACGTATCGGTAAACAGACAAGCATACAGTTGTGTTCTAGTAAATAACTCATTGGACATATGGTACAGGCACGACTGTATTGAGGACACTGACTACAGTCTGCAAGTACTCGACAAAGGATACTGCACAATCCTATTTAATAAACTACTTATGGGTAAGGCGGCCACAGGACAATACAAGGGTGGTAACACAGATACGGTCCATGCTGGTGACGGCAGACTAATTAGGTCTCGTAAACTACAAGAGTATTGGCCAGGTGCATTTAAGGTGGTCAAGAAAAAAGAAAGGTGGCACGTTGCCCCTTCTCGTGTTTGGGATAAGTTTCCACAGATGCCGAAAGGTCCAAACGTGGACTTAAATACCAACACATTGGACGATTTTTTCTGTTAACATTTACCTCAGTTTGTGATATAATACTATCATGGTTGAATTTACAGTATTCAAATCTTTGTTCGACAACAAGACTCATCGGCGTGGCCAGATGGCTGACTTCAATGCGTTCGAGAAAATGTTGTATGACCTTTCCAGTAAACCTCTTGAGTCCAAGAAACAAGCTCAGTTGATTTCACCTGCTGTGTACAAACCAGACACAACTCGTAAAAATGATAATGTTACCGAGTGGGCTGGGTGGTGTGCCGTGGATGTGGACGACTTTGTTTTCAATGGAGAATTACAAGATGAATTATCTAATCGTTTCGGTCATTATCGGTTTGTGTGTTACAGTACTGGCAGCAGTTCGGTTACTTCTCCAAAGTTTAGACTTGTCTTCCCACTTACAAAAGTGGTACCCGCAGAACGGATCAAGTCTTTTTGGTATGCGCTCCAAAGTGAGCTTGGAGAACTCGGAGACAAGCAAACTAAAGATTTGTCACGAATGTATTACATCCCTGCAGAATATGCTGGTGCTCACAATTTTATTTTCAGTAACACTGACGGTGCTTCTATTGATCCAGACGAACTCATAGTCAAGCATCCCATGCCAGAAAAGACCAATCTGAATAACTTCTTTGATAGGTTACCAGATGAGCTACAGAGACAGATACTAGAACATAGAAAATCAAAACTCGAGAACACAAACATAAATTGGACATCTTACCGTGACTGTCCGTTCTTTCCACGTAAACTAGAAGCCGAATATCGAGCCATCAGTAATACCGGTTGGTATCACAAAATGTATCAGATCATGGTTGCCATCGCAGGCAATGCAGTTAAACGACAGTACCCTATATCATCTGCAGAAATATCCAAGATGTGCCGTGAACTTGATATGGAAACCGGTAACTGGTATGAGAACCGACCGCTGGATAAAGAGGCTGACAGGGCTCTTGAGTATGTCTATAAAAATCTATAAAAAATGCAAAAAAGTGAAAAAAACACTTTACATGCTCTATAAAGTATGATATAATAGTATCAAAGGATTTTTATAGGAGCTAAAATATGTCTGCATTATCTACACTGATTAACGAATACCACGAGCTTGCCAATGAACACGCAGAGTTACAGGACCTGTACATCGAAGATGCACAGAAGTTCGAGACCGTTCAGCGTTTATTGGAAATGCAGCACCTTAGAGGTGTGCCAGTAAAGCAGTTAAACCGTTATGTTGAACAGATGGACACTGCTCCACGTGAAGAGGTTCTGGTTGCCCTTGCCAAAGACAAAGGTGTCCAGTATGTTGCTGAAACATTTGGTTACGACTTGGAAGGTTGGGTATAATGGACACTCTGAAAAAAGACATCTTTTGGGAAACACTTGGCCCGTATTACGTTTATGGTTATAAAGATGCTCAAGATAAGTTTGATTATATCGGTAAAGGTAAAGTAAAGCGTGGTGCATCTCACGTACAGTCCAAAGACCTAGACATCTATGATTTGGAAATCATTGCCCAGAACCTTGGTTCAGAAGCCGAGGCACTTGCACTGGAATCTTTCCTTATTCAGCTGCATAGACCCCGATTGAATACACAACCTGGCCATCATGAAGAACGGTTTGTCAAAACTAAAGTTGTGGATCTTGCAGAAGCATGGGAAGCTGACCAAGTTACCGTTCACGATATTTATGCTCGTGTCATTGAAGATTATCCTGAAATAAAAAAACTTGCACCTACATTTCAGACTTCAAACACCGTTTTGTTTTTACAGTCTGGTGGTATTCAGAATATGGAATATAAGCTTCTAGTCGACAAGTCATTTAAATCTATCATCCGTATTGAGATGAAAGGTGATAATGAAGAGGATAAGATGGACCGTGCTAAAAATGTCACATCTGAACTGAAAAAAGAGTATCCAGACTTCGAAGCAGAGAATCAAGGTAAGATAATCCTACTATATACTAATGCGCTGGAAGATGGCGTTGCCGTATATTCAACACAAGTTAAAAGATTAAAAGGTATCAGATGAAAGAATCATTAAACATTGCAATTGTAGGACACGGCTACGTAGGTAAAGCCGTGGACTATGGATTTTCCACACAAAATGTCAACAAATTTATCGTTGACCCGATATATAATACTGACACAACTGAATTAAATGAGGTACGCATTGACGTAGCATTTGTTTGTGTCCCTACTCCTATGGGAGCAGATGGATCAATTGACTCTTCTATTGTCCGTCAAGTAGTAAAAGAACTCGAGGTCAAGTCTTGCCCCATTGTAATCAAGTCAACTATTACACCAGCTGTAGTAAGTGAGTTACAATCGGACAATGAATATGTTATCTACAACCCAGAGTTCTTGACAGAGAAAAATGCACTGGATGATTTTATCAATCCACCCATGCATGTCTTTGGAGGCTTAAAAAAATACACAGAGCAAATAGAGCAGATATACCACAGGTTCAGTCAGTGCAAACCATGTCCTGTGTTTCACATGACAGCCATGGAAGCCTCTTTTGTAAAATATGGAATCAATTCGTTCTTGGCCACCAAGGTCCTATGGATGAACCAGTTTAAGGATCTGTGTGATGAGTATAATGCCAAGTACAATGTTATTTCAAATGTTATTGGAAGTGATCCAAGAATTGGTCATAGCCATATGCAAGTTCCTGGCCCTGACGGTCGTAAAGGGTTTGGTGGTGCTTGTTTTCCTAAAGATACCTCTGCTTTTAATGCGTTCTCTGAAGGCTCTTTTTCTGTACTTGAAAAAGTTATCCAAGAGAATAATAAGTACCGTGACCAATACGAGTTAGATGCCAGAGAAAAAGAACAAAATATTGTTTACATGACTCGTTAGTTGTGATATAATGCTAATACATTTGGGAGATTATTATGGCAAAGATCGCAATTACAGGTATGGCCGGGTTCATCGGCTTTCACCTAGCACAAGAGTTAAATGATTATGGACATGATGTTATCGGTTTCGATAACTTCAATGACTACTATGATCCAGATTTAAAAACTGACCGCACACGAGTCCTCGCCGAGCGGACTGGCATTGTAGTAGAAAATGGTGACCTGAAGGACTCCGATTGGATGAACGATTGGTGTTACTTTAAAAGACCCGATGTGGTCATGCACCTTGCAGCATATGCAGGTGTTCGTCACTCAATGGTAGAGCCTGAAAAGTATATTCAGAACAACGTTGTTGGTACACACAATCTCATAGAGGCCTGTACTCGTGCAGGTGTCGACAAGGTTGTTTATGCCTCTACCTCCTGCGTTATGGCGGGTAATGAACTACCGTGGAATGAGGATGAGAAACTTGGTTATCAGCTGAATCCGTACGGTTACACTAAAGCTACAAACGAGTCACAGTTTATGGCTAGTGTCCTTGGTACTGCAATCGGTCTTCGGTTCTTTACCGTTTATGGTCCGTGGGGTCGGCCCGATATGGCCCTGTTTGATTTTACAAATAATATCGTAAAGGGCAACCCCATTGACCTATTTAACCATGGTGATATGATTCGTGATTTTACTTACGTTGACGACATCGTGAAAGGAATACAGATTGTAATTGACAAAGCATTATCAGAAGATAGTGAAAAAGAAATATACAATATTGGTAATGGTCGACAAGTGCCACTTATGGAATTTGTAGAGAATATTGAGAAACAACTCGGTCGTGAAGCCGAGAAAAACTTTGTGCCTAAACATCCAGCAGATACACAGGCCACTTGGTCTGATACAACCAAGTTACAGAAACTTGGCTACAAAGCAGAAACACCCATAGAAGAAGGTGTCGAGAAGTTTATCAGATGGTACAAGGATTATTATGGAGTTAACTAATGATTACTGCACTTACTGCATCTACGTTTGATCTGCTACATGCTGGACATATACAGATGTTGCGTGATGCAAAAACACAATGTGATTATCTGATTTGTGCACTACAAGTTGATCCCTCTATGGATCGGCCAGAAAAGAACTCACCAGTACAATCATTAGTGGAAAGGTACACACAACTCGCTGCTGTAAAGTATGTGGACGAAATTGTGTGCTACCAAACGGAAGATGATCTGATGGACATTATTCAGATGTATCCGATTAATTTAAGAGTCTTGGGCGAAGAGTATCGTGACAAAGACTTTACAGGGAAGGATGAGTGTCGGCGTTTAGGCATTCAACTATATTTTAACAAAAGAGAACATAGGTTCTCATCATCTGGGCTACGGAAGCGTGTAGCGGAAAAAGAGGGTGGAAATGTCAGCAACTCAAGAATGGATTAAGGAACAATTTGCAAAGGAACAAACTCGGATTATTACCGAATATTCCTTACAGGCACAGATTGATAAGTTATCAGAACGAGTTAAAACCCTAGAAGAAGAAATTGCTTGGAGAGCAAAAGACAATGGATAAGATTCTCATAGTTGGTCAAAATCCTTCGCGCGTACAAACTCCCAAATGTCGCACCCACATAAAACTTACCGATTGGCGTAAAGTATGGAATGTTGATAAGTTTAAGTTTATCAACTGCAGTGATGATCTCGGTGAGTCAGGGTATGTGATCAACTATGAGAGACTAGAGAGACTTGGTAAGTGGGCCGATAAGGTTGTAGCCCTTGGTGGTGTCGCTTCCAAGTCTCTCACCAAAGTAGGTATCGAGCATTTTAGGATGCCACATCCGTCGCCACGTAACCGACAACTCAACGATAAACAGTATGAGATTAATATGGTAAATGATTGTGGTACCTATTTACAATCCTGACGATTTGTGTTATAATACACATACAAGGAGTAATAATATATGTCAATAATGGATAAACTCAAAAAGAACAGTAAATTGGATCACACATCTGTTCTCTCTGAGTCTAAATTTTTTACAGAAAAAGATATGGTTCCAACCGATGTTCCCATGATGAATGTCGCCTTATCTGGTTCTATTGACGGTGGTTTGGCACCAGGCCTTACGGTTCTTGCAGGGCCATCCAAACATTTTAAAACATCATTTGCACTTATCATGGCTAGTGCTTATCTGAAACAGTACCCAGATGCTGCTCTGTTGTTCTATGATTCAGAATTTGGTTCACCACAAGCTTACTTTGAACAGTATGACATTGATACATCTCGTGTGCTTCATACACCTGTGACAAATGTTGAGGAACTGAAGTTTGACCTTATCGGACAGCTTGAGGCTTTGGACCGTAATGATAGAGTCTGTGTGGTCATTGACTCCATTGGTAACCTTGCATCCAAAAAAGAACTAGAAGATGCCATCAATGAAAAGTCTGTTGCCGATATGTCTCGTGCCAAATCACTCAAGGGTTTGTTCCGTATGTGTACACCATACCTGAATATGAAGAACATCCCACTTATTGCTGTAAACCACACGTACCAAGAAATGGGTCTGTTCCCTAAGGCTATCGTGTCTGGTGGTACAGGCATATACTATTCAGCAGATAACATCTGGATTCTCGGCCGTCAACAGGACAAACAAGGCACAGAGATCAAAGGGTACCACTTTGTAATCAACGTGGAGAAAAGCCGATATGTTAAAGAAAAGTCTAAAATTCCTATTTCTGTTTCTTGGGACGGTGGTGTCTCCACTTATAGTGGTCTCCTACCTGTTGCTCTCGATGGTGGTTATGTTGCTAAGCCTTCTAATGGTTGGTATTGTAGGGTGGATCGTTCTACTGGAGAGCTGGTGGATCCAAAAGTTCGAGAAAAAGAAACCGTAAAAGAAGAGTTCTGGACACCAATATTTAACGACACTGACTTCAAGGACTTCGTTAAACAAAAGTTTGCAATCGGTGGTACACAGTCTAATGAACTAGAAGAGCTAGAAGATGCCTCATAAGGAAAATGAAACCTATGAACTTATACCTGGTGACGGCGACACTTGGAACATCCGAATACTTGAAGGCTTGTTTGCCGAAACGGTTTTAAACTACGGCAAGATTGGATTCAATGAGGTGGATGGACATATGACATTTGATTTTAGTGTCGTCTCCACACCTGATTCAGAAGTAAACGTGGACAATCTTATGCTTCAGGAAACTGCTGGTGATATTTTACAAGAGGTCATCAGCAATGCTTTAGAGAAAGGTGAGGGTATATATGGAAAACACCCAGATGCATCAGATGATCAATGGGAAATACTAACACGTAATGCTGGAGCACCTAATTGAGCGCTAACCTCGAACAAACTATCCTGCGGAATATTCTGACCAACGAAAACTTTATGCGTAAGGTACTGCCTTTTGTAAAGCCAGAATATTTTGACGGGATCTATAAAATATTATTTAAAGAAGCAGGTCGGTTTGTTGGCAAGTACAACAAGCTACCTACGGCCGAGACACTCAAGATCGAACTCGACCAAGTTGACAGGCTCACAAATGATAACTATACCGTCGCAGTGGATCTACTTCCACAGTTATTCTCCAAGGAGCCTATAGATGATGAGTGGTTACTGGACAGCACAGAGAAATGGTGTCAAGATAGAGCCATTCATATTGCAATCATGGAATCCATTTCCATCATTGACGGTAAACACGAATCACTAACCAAAGGTGCACTACCAGACCTACTGTCCAAGGCTCTTGGTGTGGCATTTGACACAAACGTAGGTCACGACTATGTCGACAACGCAGAACAAAGATGGGACTTTTACAACAAACAGGAAGAACGAATACCTTTCGATCTTGAATACTTCAATACCATCACGAAAGGTGGTATTCCTAATAAGACTCTCAACATTGCTCTTGCTGGCACCGGCGTTGGTAAGTCTCTATTTATGTGTCACGTTGCTTCAAGTGCTTTGGTGGATGGTAACAACGTTCTGTATATCACCATGGAAATGGCTGAGGAACGAATTGCGGAACGGATAGATGCCAACCTGCTGAATATACCGATTGACCAACTTGAGACTATGCCAAAGACTCTATTTACGGAAAAGATTAAAGCCTTGGCAACAAAGACAACTGGTCAATTAATTGTCAAAGAATACCCTACTGGCTCTGCTCATGCTGGACATTTCAGAGCCTTACTAAATGAATTAAAACTAAAGAAACAGTTTGTGCCAGATATTATCTTTATTGATTATCTGAACATCTGTGCATCTTCCCGTATGAAAGGTATGGGTGGAGCAATCAACTCTTATAATTATATAAAAGCAATTGCGGAGGAACTACGTGGTCTTGCTGTCGAATTTGATGTCCCTGTTTTTAGTGCAACTCAAACTAC